GCCGGCCTCCGATAATCTTCCCAAATGGCTCTTCCCAACTCTCTTAACGCTGAACTCAACAGCCTTGTGGTTGCGGCCTGGCCGCAGATCATGGCTGACGCTGCCGCAAACAGCGGAGTGACCAACTTTTCTTTCAACGTCAGGATTATTGATAATCCTGCCGGCGGTCCTCTTGATTATGAAATCGGTTTCACTCACCGAGTCCGCACCGAAGTGTCTCAAAGTTCGTTTGAGCGCGTTACTGGTACCGCTTCCTAATTTCCTCCAACCCAACCTAACTCCCTACTATGTCTAACAGCATTGGTGGCTTGACCCTCCAGCTCGTCGCTGAAGAGTCCCTCCGCACCCTCGTCCCCGAACTCGTTCCCCTGACCGAGATCGCCGTCACCGACTTCGGCAACTACGTCTCCGAGCGCGGCACCACGGTTCACACCCGTTACGCCGACTCCTTCACGGCCACGACCTTCAACCCGGCCAACGGTTTCGTCCCCGCCGACGCTAACTCGACGGACGTCCCCGTGACCATCGCCGACCTGAAGTATGTCGACGTCGCCTTCACCGACTACGAAGCGTCCACCCTCAGCCTGGAACGCCTCCGTCGCCTGTTCTTCGCCCCGATCGCCAACGCCGTCCAGAAGTCCCTGTTCGACGAAGTCCTCTCCAAGGTGACCGCCGCTAACTTCGCCACCGCTGCTTACTCCGGCTCCACCGCTGGTTTCAACCGCATCGCCGTTGCGAACGCCGCCAAGAACCTCACCAAGGCGAACCTGCCTCACATGAACCGCAAGCTCCTGCTCTCGCCGGACGCTCTCGGCCAGCTCGTTCAGGATCCGTCTGTCGCCCAGACCTTCTCCTACGGTAACAGCGACGTCATCCAGAAGAACGCCATCAGCAAGGAACTCCACGGCTTCAGCGTCTCCGAGTACAACGGCTTCCCGACCTCTGGCGCGCCCTTCACCGAAGGTCTCAACGGTGTGGCCTCCTGCAAGGAAGGCCTGGTCATCGTGACCCGTGTTCCTGCTACCCCGACCACCGGCGGTGGCGAACAGATGGTCGTCCAAGACCCGGACAGCAAGTTCTCCTTCGCTCTCCGCTACTGGTACAACTGGCAGGCCGGTAAGCACAATATGTCGGCTCTGTGGCTCGTCGGATCGGCTGTCGGTAACCCGAACGCCCTCCAGCGCATCGCCTTCACCTCGTAACCTTTCGGGGGAGTTTAAAATCCCCCAAAGCGACAATGCGAAGCCCTCTCCCCGCGCCACGGGGGGAGGGTTTCTTATTTTGACAATGGGCTAAACCCATGTCGGGAATCACGGACGAATGGGCTTTAGACGCCTCGGAAATCCTTTCCGAGATTCCTAAGGCCGTGACCGTTAAAAACGTCCCAGGCGGGACGCCAGTAGCCTTAAACGCCCTGATGTCGCAGCCGGCCATCATGCAGGACTTGGAAACGGGGGGCTTTATGAACCAGACCTCGTTCGACATGAAGTTCCTGCGGACGGACGCCGCCGCCAATCCGGGGCTGATTGCCTTCGGGAATGTGGTGGCCTATGGGGGTCAGGAGTTCCGCATTATGACCGTGACGGACCGTACCCCCTCCGCCTGGGTCATCGTCAAAGTCCAGACCAAGGTCCAGTAATGGCCTTAGTGGTCACAGTCGCCAAGGGCGTCAAGGTGGACTACAGCCAGTTCGCCAAGCACCTAGCTCTGTATGCCTTGGTCATGCGTAAGTCTTCCGAGGAAATCGTGAAGCAGCAGTCGCGCCTATTCGCCAAGGATATGTGCGACTTCACTCCTCCCTTCTCAGGCTCGCAGCCTTCGATCAGCAAGGGCGGCGAAGGAGGCTTCGGAAACAAGGCACGAACCAAGGGAAGGAATGCCGTCAGCCGGGATGTCCGCAAGATTTTCGCGCCGTTGGCCCAAGCTCCCGCCGCAGGGGTGGCCGCTGCCGGCAATGTAGGCATCCTATCCGCATGGGTGGGTGCCAAGGCTAAACTGCCCCCTCCCCATTACCCTGACTATATCTTTAAGATGGTCGCACAGGGACGAATCCTAGGCCAAGGCGAATTCGACTATTTCAAACAAGTTGAGTCCAAGAAGGGTACGCCTAAGACTCGCTTTATGATGGGGACCAACGAAGCCGCCATCAAGTCCATCCACGAACGCCGGCGCGGCAAACCTTCCTATAAGGTTTACGAGACCTCCAAGACCGAAAAGGTATACGTCGACAACTGGAAGCCAGTTGAGTCCTACATCAAACGGGTCCAGCAGCGCGTCGGCAGGCTCAAGTCTGGCTGGTACTACGCCGGCCTGAAACTAGGCCGTATGCCCACGTCCGCCTGGATTATGAACCAAGGTGCTGGAACCTCGATTTACCAAGCGCGGCTAGGCGTCGCCGACCCCGTGATCAAGCTCGGCTCGACCGTAGGCCGAAACTACAGCCAAGGCTACCACTTCATGCGGATGGCCATGAATCACCGGGCTTTCGCCATGCGGGTGGCCATCCTCAAGCATTTGCAAGCCCCGCGCAACCACGGTAAACTTATCGACGTGGTCAACCGACTCCAAGGCTTCACCCTTACCAACACACCCTGATGTCCAACCCTCCCTTCTTCAGTTTCCGTACCGTCCTTGAGAACAGGGTGGCCGGCTACCTCGCGCCGCTCTTCCCAGGCGTCGCCGTCCACAAGGGCGTGACCGACGACATCCGGGTCATCCCGATCATCATCGCCCACGCCGAGTCCAGCAGCAACATCGAAGACCTTGGCTCCCAGACCCTCGGCAATTACAAGGCGACCCTGAAAATCTACGTCTACTCGTCCGCCGACGACGAGACGCTGGACACCCACCGGGCTAGGGTCGTCGAGGTCATCGGGGCCATGAGAGATGTGCCGGCCCTGAAAGCCCTCTGGAACCCCGCCACCGACGGCCAGTTGTACGACCTGTGGATTGAGAACGACGAGGAAGGCATGAGCCAGCGTCGATACGGAAACGTGCTGGAATTCACCGTCTGGGGCGTCATGCCCCCGTCCCCTTGACACTTGGCTAAACCCATACGACTATGGCAATCGACTTCGGCGTAGCACACTTTTACGGACTCTATGGCACGGTCACCTATGCGACCCTCCAGTCCGATTCCCTGTCCCAGAGCTTCAAACTCGACGTTGAAGTCGCCGACGAAGAAGGCCGTGTGATCACGGACCGCCTGGATGACCTCTTTCAGGAAATCACCCTTGAAGGCGTCCTGAAGACCGGCACGACCCCGGAACTCGGTTCGCGCTTCACCTACCTCGGCATCTCTTGGATTCTGAAGTCCCTTGAAGACAAGGGCACGAACAAGGATTTCCGCAAGGTCAGCATCAAGGGCGTCAAGTATCAGGAAATCGCCTAATAGGGCAGCATCCACGATGGATGCTCGCTACCTACAGGCTACGACCGTCCTGCCCCGCCAAGATAAGGTGTGCGGCAGGACGCTTCGTCCTTTCTGCCTACGGCACCGCATCGCCCTTGAGGCCATCGAGTCGCCGTTCCTCGACCCGGAGAAGTACGAGTTCAACCCGGTGCAGGTCGTCATGGCGGCGCGGATTCTGTCGACCTACGACAAGGAGGAGATGGGCCGTCCGCTTTCCTACATCGAGAAACTGTACATCGCCCGGATGGCGATCAGTAAGAAGTACTATTCGCGCTGCATCGGCATCATCCTCGGCTGCATCAAGGTCTCCCTTTCCTACCCCAAGTTCTGGAAGAAGGAAGAGAAGAAGGAGAATAAGAAGTACGACGATATCCCGTTCCCCCTGTCCTGCGTGTCCAACCTTTGCCGGAACGGAATCAGCCTGGAGGAAGCATGGACGATGCCGGAGGGCGAAGCCGTCTGGATGTCCGTCGCCAGCGCGATATACAACGGGGCCAAGATTGATATCCTCTCAACCGAGCAGGAGAAAGATTTAGAGAATTTCGACGAACGTATTGAAGCCTACAAAAAGGCGAACAACCTACCCTAACACCGATGGCCGACCTATCAGTAACAATTGGACTAGACCAGACTGAGC